CCTTCGCCTACCCGTGGCGATGCTTCCGCTAAGACTGCTGGCAACCAAGTTAACTTGATCGCCGCTACCGAAGGCGAAATCGTTGTTTCTATCAACAACCACTTCGAGTACAGCCGCTTGATCGAAGACATCGTGGAAGCACAAGCTCTGTCGAGCCTGCGTAGCTTCTACACTGATGACGCAGGTCACGCTCTGGGCAAGAAAGTTGACAGCTCGTTGATCCAACTGGCTCGTGGCGCTCGTGGCGGTAACGCTGCTAACCAAGCTTACACTGGCGGTATCATCGGTTCTACCGGCGTTGCTTACACTTCCGGCTCGTCTAACGCTGCCAACATTGCTGATGCCGGTATCCGTACCGCTATCCAGTTGTTGGATGACCAAGACGTTCCTATGGACGGTCGTTCGTTGGTGGTTCCTCCTGTTGCCCGTAACTCTATGTTGGGTATCAACCGTTTCACCGAGCAAGCCTTCAAAGGTAACGGCTCTACATTGATGAACGGCGAATTCGGCGACATCTACGGCATCAAAGTGTTTGTGTCCACCAACTGCGATACCGCTGCTGGTAACACCGCTACTGACCGTGTTGCTTTGATGTTCCACCGTGATTCGATGGTGTTGGTTGAGCAGATGGGCGTTCGCGCACAGACTCAGTACAAACAAGAATACCTCGGTACTTTGTTCACTGCTGACACTCTGTACGGCGTTGCTGAACTGCGTGACTACTCGGCAGTGCCGATCGTGGTTGACGCTTCTGCTGCCTAATCGGTAAGTAGTTTTAAGGGGAGCCCTTCGGGGCTTCTCTTTTCTTTATTACTTACACAGTGAGTACTAAACAAAGGAGAATATACATATGGTAAGCTTTCAGATGAAACATAGCACTAGGCCACAAACTATTGCTACGGTAACTCGTGAAGTAGATATTAAGAGCTTTAGAGATAACCCTGAGTGGTATGAGATTCTCCCTGAAGCAAAGCAAGAGCAACCAGTTAAAGTCGTTAAACAAGCTAAGAAGACTAAGGAACTTAAATGACAATCTATCGTGGCCCCGGCGGAACAGGCACTGCTACTTCTGATTCTGATTTAACAGAGTTTCAAAACTTTGTAGATCAAGCTGAAGCTGCTCGTGATCTTGCTGTAGCAGCTCAGACAGCCGCAGAGTTAGCGGAGACTCACGCAGAGACTGCTGAAACCAATGCCGAAACTGCTGAGACTAACGCAGAAACTGCTGCAACCAACGCAGCAACATCGGAGACTAACGCAGCTTCCAGTGCTTCTAGCGCATCCGGCTCTGCTTCTGCTGCAAGTACTTCTGCTACCAGCGCAGCTTCTAGTGCATCTAATGCCTCCAGTTCTGCTTCGGCTGCATCGACCTCTGCAAGCAGTGCCAGCACTTCAGCTACCAGTGCAGCTTCTAGCGCATCTACAGCAACTACACAAGCATCCAACGCATCCACAAGCGCCACAAATGCTGCAACCAGTGCTAGTGCTGCTTCTACGTCTGCCAGCAACGCGTCTTCGTCCGCAACTGCTGCCGCTTCTTCTGCAACTTCTGCTTCATCGTCCGCATCTAGCGCAGCTTCCAGTGCTTCTGCTGCATCCACAAGTGCCAGTAATGCAGCTTCTTCTGCTACATCTGCTGCTTCATCTGCAACTGCCGCAGCCGCTAGTGCTGCCTCTATTGATCCTGCTACACTTGTAAAGTTGACTGGTGATCAAACTATCGCAGGCGTTAAGACTTTCTCTAGTAATCCAATACTCTCAGGCGGCACAGCCAACGGCGTGACCTACCTCAACGGCTCCAAAGTACTGACCTCTGGTAGTGCGCTGACGTTTGATGGGACGAATTTTGGCGGTGGCGTAAACGTACTGGTCAGCGACAACAAGGCTATTGGCTTTGGTTCTAACGCTTACTGGCTGGGCAACTCTGCAAGTGGCTTTATTGCTGGATATATTAACGGCTCGGAAGGTATGCGCCTGACCAGCACAGGTCTGGGTATTGGCACTCCAAGCCCTATCTATCGACTTACTGTTGTTGGCGCAACATCTGATGCAACTCCAGTAGCAAACTTTAGAAGTTACACCACTGGTACTGATGGTGCTCGTACAGCCGTAGTACGTTATTCATCTTCAACTGATTCGAATTGGGCAAATGCCCGTCACGATGCTTACAACCATTTTTGGTACGGAAACGGCTCAGAAATAGCCCGCCTTACTTATAACGGTAACTTGCTGGTGGGGACTACGAGTGCGGGAGCAATGATTACCGCTAAAACACAAACGGCTTCTGGTAGTGCTTTGGCAACACTTGGAACATCTGGCGACACTTCATTTCAGTCAATTCTAGTTACCAAGTTTGACAACAACTCTACAACATCTCAAAACTTTATTCAGTTCCAAATAAACAACGGTGGCGCTAACTGCGGAAGGATTACCGCCAACGGTGCAAACACAGCAGCGTTTGGCTCAACATCTGACCAGCGCGTAAAAGAAAACATTATTGATTTGCCATCTCAGTTGGCAAACATTATGTCTTTGCGCCCTGTTGAATATGACTATATTGAATCTTATGGCAGTGGACATCAAATTGGCTTTATTGCTCAAGAGATGCAGCAAATCTATCCTGATGTTATTTCACAAGACGATTCTGAAGAAAAGATTTTGTCAATCACTGGATGGAGCAAAACAGAAGCTCGTTTAGTCAAAGCAATTCAAGAACAGCAAGCCCTCATCAACGCACAGCAAGCTGCGCTACAAACCCTGACCGCCCGTGTCGCAGCACTCGAATCTAACTAAGGAAACATCATGACTATCTGGACTATCGCAAACCTTGACCGCGAGACTGCTGACGGTTTTGTAACTACTGCCCATTGGACTGCATCACAAGTTGATGGCGAGTTCTCGGCTTCTACTTACAGCACAGTTAGCTTCACCAAAGAAGATGGTATCAACTACGTCCCCTACGCTGACCTGACAGAAGCTGATGTGGTTGAGTGGGTTAAGGCTTCCTTGGGTGAGGAAGGTGTTGCCGCTGTTGACGCTGCTTTGGCTGCAAACATTGCAGAACAGAAAGCCCCTAAAGTTGCCACTGGCACTCCTTGGAGTAACTAAGATGATGGCACCTAAGCCTAAACCTGAGCGTGGTGAACGCACCAAGAAGAATAAAGAGAAGAAGAAAGCCAAATGACACGCCCTGTATCGGTAGGTGTAAACCTTGTAGCAGCCACAGCTACAACAATCTACACAGTTCCTCTTGGCTACTTTGCTAAGTGGACACTGATGTACTTGTTCAACAACACAGGCTCTACCAAGAGCATCTCAGTTTATTGGAGAGATTCGAGCGCATCCACTAACATTTACGTTCACGATGGAACTATTGCTTCTAAATCCTTTGTTCGTATGGATGGAGGAGCATATGTTGTGATGGAAGAAGGAGATACCGTAGTGATGCAGGACGAAGCAGGAAGCTCATTCAGTACTATCTGTACCTTTGAATTGTATAAGAAAGAAGGAATCTAATCTATGGCACTGCCAACATACCTCGGACTTGTAAATGACATCTTGATTCGTATGCGCGAACCTGAAGTCAGTACTGTCAATGAGAATACTTTATCTAAGCTTGTGGGTAAGTTGGTTAATGATGCCAAACGACAAGTAGAAGATGCCTACGCATGGAACTCTTTGACTGATACCTTGATGATTGAGACAGCAGCCGATACATACGGTTATGTGCTCACTGGTTCAGGTACTCGCTTCAAAGTCATTGATGCTCAGGACATTACCAACAAGAGCCCAATCAACGCATTGACTACCAAGATGATGTCTCAGTACTTGCTGAACAACACTGCTCCCGGTAATCCAATGTACTACAACTTTAACGGTGTACACACCACTGGAGACACTAAGGTAGACTTCTACCCTGTTCCTCTCGCTGGGTTAACTCTGTATTTTAACCTGTACATTCCTCAGGCTGAACTGACAAACGATTCAGATACCCTGCTTGCTCCTAAAGAGCCAGTGGTGTTAGGAGCCTTTGCTCGTGCCTTGGTTGAGCGGGGTGAAGATGGTGGCTTGAATAGCTCTGAAGCATATGGCCTATATAAGTCCTCTTTGGCTGACGCTATCGCCATTGAGAGTTCTAGGTATATTGAGGAAGAGTCTTGGGAGGCTGTGTAAGTTATGAGCCAACAGATTCAAACATTCTCAATTACTGCTCCCGGCTTTTACGGATTAAATACTCAGGATAGTTCCTTAGACTTAGCTTCTGGCTTTGCTCTTACGGCTGTTAACTGTGTCATTGACCAGTATGGCCGTGTGGGTGCTCGTAAGGGATGGGTTACTAAACATAGCACCAACGCTGACCTGAGCACCTCTAACGTAACAGCTATCGGACAGTTAGTTGTTGATAGCGGCTCTGAGTACACCGTAGCAGCAGGTAATAACAAACTGTTTAAGCTGGTAGGTAGTACACTGTCACAGCTTACCTACGGTGGTGGAGGAACTGCTCCAACAATCACAGCAAGCAACTGGCAGATCGCTGCCTTGAACGAATGCCTGTATCTGTTCCAAGTAGGCCATGATCCTCTGGTGTTCGACCCTGCTGTAAGTACTACTACGTATCGCCGTGTGTCTGAGAAGACTGGCTACACAGGTACTGTACCACAAGGTAACATTGTCCTGTCTGCCTATGGTCGTCTGTGGGTAGCTGATACAACTACTGAGAAGACAGTGATTTACTGGTCTGACATCCTTTCTGGACATAAGTGGGCTAACGGCTCTACAGGTTCTATTGATGTATCTTCTGTGTGGCCTAACGGCGCAGATAACATCACAGGTTTGGCTTCGCATAACGGCTTCTTGTTCATCTTCGGTAAGAACAATATCTTGGTGTACTCAGGTGCTCAGGATGTACTCTCAGCAGGTGTGTTCAAGGTATCCGATGCGGTAACAGGTATTGGCTGTATCGCTAGAGACACCATCCAGAACACAGGCTCAGATGTTATCTTTTTGTCTGACACAGGTGTTCGTAGTGTCCTAAGAACTATCCAAGAGAAGTCAGCTCCATTCCGGGACTTATCTAAGAACGTGCGCAATGACTTAATGAATGCTGTAGCAGGTGAAGTAGCAAGTACTATCAAGTCTGTATATAGTCCCTTTGAATCTTTCTACTTGTTGTCTTTACCGGGACTTAAAACAGTATACTGCTTCGACACTAAGGCAACCTTGCAAGACGGATCAGCTAGGGTTACAGTGTGGGATAGTATTGAACCTAAAAGCTTCTGCTACCTACGTGACAAGAGCCTGTTAATCGGTAAAGCTGGTTACATTGGACAATACTCAGGTTATCAAGATAACGAAACTGCTTACCGCTTCCAATACTTTACTAACCATACTGATCTTGGTACTCCTTCGGTATCCTCTGTCTTGAAGAAACTCTCAGTAGTTGTCATTGGCGGTTCTAACCAATTCCTGACAATGAAGTGGGGCTATGACTTTAAAGAGAATTATTTTGCTCAAAACGTAAATATTCCTACTCAAGGGGTTGCAGAATTTGGGATTTCAGAGTATAATATAGCACAGTATGCTGATGGTATTTCTTTGCAGACTCTTGTGGCATATCCTACAGGAGCAGGTAAAGTAATCCAGACAGGTTATGAGGCAGACATCAATGGTTCTGCTTTGAGCATTCAAAAGTTGGAAATACAGGCGAAGAATGGAAAGATATTATGACAGATTATGTAAAATCAACGAACTTTGCAAGTAAAGATTCTCTTGCCTCTGGCAATCCTTTAAAGATTGTCAAAGGTACGGAGATTGATGCTGAGTTTAACAGCATTGCTACAGCAGTAGCCACCAAAGCAGACTTGAATAGTCCTACCTTTATTGGTACTCCTGCTGCTCCTACCGCTTCTTCAGGCACTAATACTACTCAGTTAGCTACTACTGCTTTTGTAACAGCAGCTTTGCAGGCAGTATATCCAGTCGGTTCTATCTACATTAACGCTGGTGTGTCTACCAACCCTAATACATTGTTAGGTTTCGGTACTTGGACAGCCTTCGGTGCAGGTCGAGTGATGGTAGGCTTGAACGGTAGTGATACTCTGTTTGATGCCTTGGAAGAGACTGGCGGTAGCAAGGATGCTGTCGTTGTAAGCCATACACACACTGCGACTTCTACAGTTACTGATCCGGGACATGCTCACCCTATTCAGCGTACATCAAATGACGGTAACTTTACCACTGCTTTTGATGTTCCTTCTGACGGGCCTGCTAATACTTACTTTACAAACACTTCCACAGCTACCACAGGTATTACCGTAGCTACGACAAACGCCTCTACAGGCTCCAGCGGAACCAACGCTAACCTTCCGCCGTACATCACTGTGGCTATGTGGAAGCGGACGGCATAAATGCCTGACAGCATGATTCAACACCACTTTAGCGATGGCTTATACGCCAAGCAAATGAGTCTCGCTAAAGGCTCTATTGCTTGCCAACACAAACACAACTATGACCACTTGAGCATCCTTGCACAAGGTAAAGTTAGGGTGTTGTTTGATAACGATGTCGTTAACACATATACAGCCCCTACCTGCATCAATATTGTTAAAGATGTTAACCATACCATCTTAGCCTTAGAAGATTCTGTGTGGTTCTGTATCCATCAAACTGAGGAAACTGACGTGAATAAAGTAGATCAAGTTTTAATTAAACAGAAAGTAGAGGCTTAATATGCCGTGGATTGCAGCAGGAGCTAGTCTCTTAGGTGGTATTATTGGAGGGAACGCAGCAGAGGACGCAGCACAAACATCCGCTAATGCACAACTCGAAGCAGCACGTATCGCTGCTGAAGCTCAGAAGTTCCGTCCAGTGGGTGTCACTACCCGCTTCGGTTCTTCTAACTTTACTACAGACGCTCAAGGTAACTTGACAGGTGCTGGCTACAACGTAGCTCCTGACGTTGCTGC